CGCGTCAGATATGCGCTGGTATCAGCGTCAAAGACCCGCATGCCATCCGACGAGAAATGAAGCAGCGCATTCTCTGTGCTGCCCTTGATAAACTCCAGAAAGATGTTGTCGGCCTCGTTAACCGGCACAGTAGCCTTGTAGCCAAAGCCGCCGCGGACCTGAAACGAACCTATCACCTTGGGAAAAATGTTCTCGTACAGCTCGCCAGAGAACCGCATCTTGTCGACGTCGAGCCGCTGGACAGCCTCCTTGCCGACCTCACCGCCGTTCAGTGCGTATACCGGAGCTTGAGCTCGCGCCATGTGCCAGGCCTTTGTTGCTTCTAAGGCGTGAATTTACCTGAAAAGGCGAATGACGCAAGGGATGTAGTTAAGTCTCGCCTTCTTCGGTGTCGATCTCGCCGCCCACAATAGTGCCGATGGAGCCACGCCGATCGGCATCTCCCTGCCACGCGCGGAGCCAGCGGCCTGTTCGGATCCGTTGCGTTTTGACGTTTCGCGCATCGTTGGATTTCGCCTTGAGTAGGAGGCGCTTGCATTGCTTCTCGATTATGAGTTGCTGGTTGGTGCCTTGCGTCAGTCGTTCGGCCGACATCTCCGCCAGCAAGCATGCGATGAATTCGACATAAGACGGCGGATAATCGCCCAGGTTCGCGTCGTCGACATAGTCACTCGAGACGTAGCGCAGAAAGAACAGCTCGCTGTTGGAGAAGTAGGCGCCACGCTCGGTATAGACATCAAGGTGGTCGTAATGGAACGAGATGTCCGTGAAGTCGGCCTCGAAATTGTAAGCCACCGTGCGGACCCAGTCGGTCGGATAGTCGAATTGGAACTGGAAGCCGGGGATCAGCGTAGGCGAAGGGTTCTTGGTGACCTGGACGGTCTTGATCGCGAAGTTCCAATCTCCGCGGGCCAGACCGTCCAGCGCAACTGTGGGCCAGATCTCCTCGAAGACGTAGGCAGGCTCCGTGCCGTCAGTGGCGGGGGTCGTGCTTACCAGCCGCCCTTCGCCAAGATGGGCCAGAGCCCGGTTCCAGATCTGGAGCTTTGTGGCCATTGGTTGTCCTACGGTTCCGAAGGCGCCGAATACGCCGAGGGGATTTCGCTCGTCGACAACGTACCAGCGTTGAGTCTCTCAAGCAACTCGTCCGCAGCTTCTTTGCTCTGGACGTTAATCGCGACGACTTCGCCGTGCTCGAGAATGCGCCATTTGTGTTTCGTTGACCAGTTCTTAGAGAACGGATCCGTATCCTTGGACCCTTGCTCGAGCACTGACTCTTCAGTCAGCTCCGGCACCGCCGATGCATCGTGATAGACCACCATCTTCCTCAGCTTCACGCCGCCACGTGTAGCCTCGAGCACCATGTACTCTGCGTGAACGCTGCAGTCATAAGAGAGGATTTCCAACTTAACCGGGCCGTGCCCGCGCGATTTCGCCAGCTGGTCGGCGTAAAACTGAAAATACCCCGGGGACTCGACGTCCGCGAGGGTGTGGGAAATCGGTATCATGGCCGTATACCGGCGAACGAGGTAATCCGATTCCTTCAAGCTGCCCCCCGCAAGAATCTTCGCCTTGGGGGCAGGACGCAGTTCAAGTGTCTTAGGCATGGTGAAACTCCAAAAATTGCAAAGTGGATGGCCCCCCGCCAGGGCAGGGGGCCGGTAGCGTAGTAACCGACTGTTAGTCGGTGTCGGTCGTTACGATGGCAGTGCCATCGCCGAGATCGGCCGCGCCGCCCGCCGCTACCGACAGGACGACATAAATGCCCGATCCAGCCGCGCCTGCGACGGGAGCACCTTTGGTGTACTGATCCGTAAAGGACGCCAGCTGAACGGAGATGACAATGTCACCTGCCCGCATGCCTCGTGCGTCTCCATCGGAAATGTACCCATCGGTGTTCACGGTCGCCAGAGCGTCCGAAGTCTGAAGCATCCACAGCTGAGGGCCCGCGCCGGAAAGCGACGGGGTCAGCAGGCTGAGACCGCTTGAAACATAAGCCATTTTTCAGTTCTCCTTTTTGTGATCGTCAGATCGTTACGTGATCACTTAGGTGATGGCCGCGGTGTCGTCGTGCACGATCTCGATGATGCCGGACTGCTGGAGGATCTCGGCGCCATGGAATATGGTGTGGCGAGCGTAGGAATAGTCATCCTCGTCGTCATACCCGATCGCGACATCGATGCCGTCGGTGTTCATGGCATAGCCCAATGCCGACTTGCCGAAGGCGTAGCACTTCGCGGTGGCCGCACCAACACTCGGCAGACCGGTATGGACCATGTGCATGGCGCCATTCCACATCCGCGGAATCTGGGTTGTGCCGCCGAGAAGGAAACGATCCTCGACGTAGTCAGAACTGGTCCACTCGGAGAACGTCAACAGACGCGCCCAAGCCTTCGGGGTCCACACGAAGCAGACTTCATCGAGAGCGTAGACGTTGTTCTCCAAGAGGTCGGACATGATGTCCTGCACCCGCCCGTAGGTCAGCGTAATCGCAGTGCCGCCATTGTACTGCGTGGTGGCGGACTCAAGGCCATCAGCGATGATCTTGTCGTCCACTTCACGAGCCAACGCCAGCGCGCCACGATTCTGCATCGCTTCGCGAAGGTTGCCATGAGCAGTGAAGATGTTGAAACCCGTCTGGGTTTCCTTGCGGTGTTTCTCCTCGAGCACGACGGTCACCTGGGTGTCCGTCGGGTTGTCCGAGGGGATAAGACCGTTCACACCGCGAGAGGTCGCTCCGGTAGACGCGCCCTGGATAGGAAACAGCGCCTGATTGCCCTGAATGACCATCTCGGGAGTTGCGGCCTGACGCAGATACGTCTCGCCGCGCTGGAAAGCAACAACCCACTCGTCGCGGTACTGCTGCTGGGTGATTTGATAAGCCATGTCGACTTACTCCCAATATGATTGCGATTAACGAAACGCTCATTGGGAATCAGACATTGGCGGCTCTGGGGGATCCTGGGTCAGGGTCCGCGGGTGGCCGCCCGTGAAGAGCCTGGCTTGGGGCCTTTCGCCTGCGCTGTCTGAGCAACGCTGGTTTTCGTTCCTTAAGCTCGGTAGGACCCGGGAGCCGCGGAGCGGGGAACCCCTGTCCTCTGTAGAGACAGGAATAACCCCGTTCCGCAAGCGATGTCAAGCGGCTAGGCGCGTGCCTTGATGCGGCCGAGCTTGTCGTAGATAGTTGACAGTTCCTTTTGAACCTCGTCCGACTTGTACTTCGCTCGCTCGTCCTTGTCTTTGCTGCCGCGTAGCGCGAGTAGCTCGTTCTTGCGAGCCTCGAGATCACCAGAGACCTTATGCACATCACCGGCGAATATCGCGTTGGGCCCAAGCTGATCAGTCGCGATCGACGCCATCATGCGCAGAAAGTGCGGATTGTCGCCCAGATACGTGCCGTCAGCGAAGGGCTTCTGGACCAGATCGGCCCGGGCCTCCTCGCTCATCTGAGATTCGAGATAGGTCTTCACGGCGTTGAGGTTGGAAGCATATTCGCCGCCCCACTCCTCCTTGAGCGACACTGTGGTTTCAGCACGGAATGTGGAAGCGTTCTCCGCGCGATCCTGCGCCGCCGCTTCCGTTATCTCCTCGTACCAGTCGAGCATCTTCTGGGCTTGGGCCGGCGGGACGTTCTCCGCGTGAGCCCTCTCTCTGAAACTGCCAAGCAGCGTGTTGTCCTGCTCAGTAGGTTGGGTGTTCTCAGAGAACTTGACGTCGTAGTCCGCGATATCATCAGGAATCCCGACGGCTTCGCGGTACGCGGCGACCTCCTCGTCCGAGGAATCCGCATCGACCGTAAGAGGTTTGACACTTTCGGCGAGCTTCGCTTGCGTGTCGATAAGCCGTTTCGCAAGGTCCGCAGGGCTCTTGGTGCGCTCAAGCTGGCGCATGACCTTCTCATCGTCGCCGGCCATCTGCTGGCGCCAGTCTTCCGGCCAAGTCTGTGGGACCGCCGGAGCAGCCGGGGCCGGATCGGGATCGCCGAGGAGCGATGGATCGGCCGCGGACGCCGGATCGGACGCGGACGCCGGATCGGCCGGCGCGGGGTCAGCAGGTGCAGGATCAGCAGGTGCAGGTGCCGGATCGGCGGGGGCCGGGGCGGGAGAAGGAGGGTCGTCCGGCGCGAACACCGGCTGGGGAAAGACGTTCATGTCAAAAAACTCCTAAAGCTTCAAAAGGTTAAGTCGTCTTCTTGATGTCTTGCACGAACAGGCTGTGATGATCAATCAGCTTCTGCATCTGCAGGCCGACATACCGTTTGCCTTCCGCGAAAACAGAATCGCGGTCACCGCCGTGGCTGTCTGGTCTATAGCTCATATCGCCGGTGCACGCAATTTTGTGGATGGCGAGTATCGCCCGCCGCTGCTGATCAGCGTTCGCCGTGCCGTGCCAGCAAGCATGCAGCGCCATCACCTCGGATTTGTGGAGTACGCCAGGGTGCTTACGCAACACCTCGTCATCGGTAATCACCGCGGGCTTCCACGGACGGTCTGGGGCCTTTCGGGGGGACCCCCCGGGCAGCTCGCTTTGTGGCGCGGCTACCCGGGGGGCGGAGCGGCCCTTCGTCGCTTGTTTCTTGTCAGGATCCGTAGACACGCTATGCCGCCCCGTTCACTGCCTGCTCAATCTGAGCAGCGGCTGCGCCGCCGGCCTGGGCGACCTCCGCGGCCTGGCCTGCCTGTTCGAGCTGCTGCTGCTGCGCCACCTGTTGCTGGGCCTGTAAACGCTCCTGCATAGCGACCTCTTCGGGCTTAAGCCAATCGGCCGGAACACCGACGCCGTGCATCGCATCGCGCACCCACCGGATCGGGTTCAGCTCGAGAAGGAGGGACGGATCCATCTGGGCAGCGGCACCCGCGATTGCAACGCCCTCCTGGAACTGAGCTACTTTGCGTCGGTCGCGCTCGGTCTGCAGCGGGTTGTTGAACGTGTAAGTGATGTCTTGACCCAGTAATTCAGGAGGGATCTGATCGGGCGGGCCGTAAGCACCGAGTCTAAGCCCGACCGAAACGACTCTGTCGAGATAGCGATATACGATTTCATCTTGTGCAGGCTCGAATATGGGTTGGAGTTGACGGATGTTCTGCTGAATGAGCTGGCCCATCTCGAACGCCGTGCCCTCGCCGGAGGCTTGCGGCACATTGAGCTTCGAGATGTACATGCTCTCCGCCATCAGGCGGTGGAACGTCTGCAACATGCCTTCGCCGAGCTGGACATTCTTGCCGAGCTCCAGGGGCACCAGGGGTGCACCCATGCGCTCGTCGTATTCGGAGTCGACCCAGGTGATGCCGCCGGCAGTGATGTCCACAGGGCTCGATATCGCTTCCGTGGTGGCCACCAAGGGCGGATCGACCTGCTTCTCGCCCGCCTCGATGAAGGTCTGCATCATGCTCTGCAGACCGCGAGACATGGGCAAGGCGGCCATTGTAGCCGGCGAGAACGGATAGGCCCCCCAGCCCGACACCGTGCGCCAGCGTGAAACGACGTAGGGAAACTCGTACTCGGGCAACTCCTGGATGATGTCGCCCTTGTCGGACAGGTAGACCGACACGAACTCCGCAGTCTTGGGGAACTTCCGGGATTCCGGGTCGTGCATGTCGATCGGAACCGCCATGTGGTGGATCTTTACTTTCTGGTCGGGATTCTTGTCGTAGATGTCCTTGATGTGTTTCGGCACCGTCGCATTCGGAGCGCCGTTGAACTGGGTCATGATTTTGCGCGCGGTGGTGTCGATCTTGCGCGACAACCGATCGACCTCGTTGTCCTCGTTCACTGCATAAGCTGTATCGCGCTGATGCCAGTTGCGGTACGTGAACCCGTCGTAGGCCTTGTTCAGGTTGATCGTCGATACGCCGCCGCCAAAATGCGCGAAGTCGTGTTCGTGTTCCTTCGCCATCCGCGTGAACCCAGCCCGCTTATCGTAAAGCATGGCCCGCGTGACTTCGGTCATGTAGTCGAGGAAGTGGCGAATCTCCTGCCGATCCATCAGCTGGTCGTCAGTGATAGCCACCTTGAACCACTCGTCAGAACGTAGCATCGTACCGAAACTGTCGCCCAGGTCACGCGCCATGATGAGCGGCGTAGGGTCTGTGATGTAGGACGCGAACTCCTCACCGAGGTAGATCTCGTCGGTGAAATCGGCCTTCTGCGGCACGAAGAAGTAGGCGATCTCCTGGCAGAGGTTGTCCCACGTCTGCTTGTCGCCGAACATCCGTCCGGACATCTGAAGCAGTTCTGTACCCTGGCTCATAGGGTGCCTCCTCGCGACTTGAATTGATCCCACCACCCTTCAGGAAGTATCAGGACGTCAGCCTTCGTCCGGCCGACAGCCAGAATGACTTCGCCCCAGAATATCCTGGTGGTGGCTGGCTTCATGTCCGCGGATTAGCCCAGCAACGTGCGGGAGAATTCCGTACCGGTACCTGTGCTCGAAGGCGCCAGGTTCGTCGACTCCCGACCGCGGCGTGTCCGGAGCGAAGCAACTCGGCGCCGGCGCGCCCGCTCTTCCACTTCCTCGTCAGGGAGTGATACGGGATCGTCTATGTCGGGAATTTTGGGGCTGAATAGCTTGGACATGAGCGTTGTCCTTCCGTTGGTGTCTCACGTTGCGCTTCTTGCGCGGTTTCAGTTTGTCAGCTGAGGTTATGGCCTTCAGCTGTTGCGGCTTGCGCTGCGCATCGCGATTTTGCGCTGCCTTAGGCCGCTTTAGCACACCTGAGTGGCTCGAGTGAAGCATCATTGTCGTGTCGCCCTTGTCGGGCGAACGCCCCAGACGCTCCTTCATTTCCTCCTTCGGGCCCACTGTGATCTCACCGCCGGCGCCCTTGGCGCCTTTGATTTCGTACCGGTACGCACAGAGGTCGGCGTAGAGTTCCGGATCCGGCGGCAGAGCGATCGTAGATCCATACTCCGGGTCGAGCGCTTCTCGAAGAAGCCAGATGGCTTGAGCTCGGAAATTGCGAAACGTGAATAGTCCGTCGCGTGTCTTGCCCACCCCCCGTCGCGCGCCATCGAAGCCGTAGCAATCAATATCAGCATGCGCCAGTTGAGTGAGTGCATCGCCACCATACCCTCCACCTGCGTCTACGACAACCCTGCAGCGATCCCGCATGACCTTCACAATCTCGGCGGCAGCCGCGGGGCCGTCCGGCGTCTGATCGCCGCGGCGCGTCTGGAACGCCGAGAACCAATCCTCGTAGCGCGACTGAATCTGTGTCTTGTCCTTGCCGCCCTGCGCGATATCGCAAGCGCAGGCGGTCATGGGGACGTCCGCAGGATGCGTGGAGATCCACCGCGTTTGCGCCTCCCTGATCCACAAGGACGGGATGACTTGCCACTCGTGGTCGTCCCTGCCGGCTTTGAATGAGCCGTAGAGCAACTGGCTCCGGAGCGGCTCGGGGAGGGACTGCAACTGCGCGCGGTAGGCGGTGTTCTTCAGATAGGGGTTGTCATCGAGCTTCGATGGGATGAAAGTACGGGACAGGGCTTCATAGGGCTCGCCATCACGCGTGTAGATCCCAGGCCCGTCGACCCACTCCGTCTCGTTCGCCGCCACGATTGCCCAACGCAACTCGCCCGGGGCGGCAGCGTGGCTGTGATTGTCCTGCAGCCAGGGTGCGAACTCCTCGATCATCCACTCGCCCTCGCCGCCGCGAGGCGGATTCGAGCCCAGCAGGATCCGGCAGCGCTGGCCAGGAATGGTAGTCCGGAGCCAGGCGAACAGCGAGAAGACCTGCTCCTTGATGAACTCGCCAGCCTCGTCGAACGCCATGTAGTCGCGCGCCACGCCGGCGTGCTTTCTCCAATCGTCGGGCTGCGGCAGGCCTGCGAACTTCAGGCGGCAGGCAACCTTGTGAAGGGTGTTGGGTTTGGTGGGGTGCGGCTCCTCGCGCTCGAAGACCCAGAGCTTCTCGACCTTGTTGTACTCCCCGATCTCGGACAGCACCTCTTTGGAGAACTCGATCAGGCCGTCGAGCTGCGTCGCCTCCCGGCGGAAGATGATCCCTTCGCGGTGGTTCAGAGC